AGTCTGCCTACCCCCTCGACACTCTAAGTCTGAGTTTGCCAGTACATACTTTCCGAGCTGGATGATGGGCCGTAAGCCCGACCTTAAAATCATCCAGACAACGCACACCGCTGAGCTGGCTGTCAGGTTTGGTCGAAAGGTCAGAAACCTTATTGACTCGGACGATTACTCGCAAATCTTTCCAGACGTAAAACTTCAGTCAGACAACAAGTCAGCGGGGCGCTGGACAACGAATCACGAAGGCGAATCCTTCTACGCGGGTGTGGGTGGCGCGATTACGGGGCGTGGTGCTGACCTATTGATCATTGACGATCCGCACTCAGAGCAGGATGCGATGTCGCCCACAGCAATGGAATCGGCTTACGACTGGTACACCTCGGGGCCACGACAGCGTCTCCAGCCGGGTGGAATTATTATTATTGTGATGACGCGGTGGAGCACCAAGGACTTGGTTGGCAAGGTTCTCAAGAACCAAGGAAAGGATGAACACGCCGACCAGTGGGAGGTTGTAGAGTTCCCGGCAATCATGCCCGAGTCTGAGACACCTTTATGGCCGGAATTTTGGAAAAAAGAAGAGCTTTTGTCGGTTAAGGCCTCGCTTCCGATTAGCAAGTGGAATGCTCAGTGGATGCAAAACCCCACGGCAGAGGCCGGCTCTATCGTGAAGCGCGAGTGGTGGCGCAAGTGGGAGAACGACTGGGTGCCCTCATACGAGTACGTCATCCAGAGCTATGACACCGCGTTTAGCAAGAAAGAGACCGCCGACTACTCGGCCATTACTACGTGGGCGATATTCCAGTCGCCAGACGAAGATGTGCAAGCTATTATACTTTTAGACGCAAAGAGGGTCAGGTTAGACTTTCCTGAGCTGAAAAGACTGGCCTACGAGGAATGGAAATACTGGGAGCCAGACTGTGTACTGATCGAAGCCAAGGCATCTGGCACACCTTTGACCCAAGAGCTTAGGCGCATGGGCATTCCAGTCACAGCCTATACACCAAGCCGAGGTCAAGATAAGATTGCAAGAATGAACAGTGTTGCCCCGATATTTGAATCGGGGATGGTTTGGGCACCAGACGAAACTTTTGCGGATGAGGTTATCGAGGAGATGGCAAGCTTTCCGTTTGGGGACAATGACGATTATTGCGATTCGTCAACGATGGCGCTGATGCGGTTCCGTCAGGGCGGGTTTTTAAGCCTCCACGACGATTACCCTGAAGAAGCTGAGTTTTTGAGGCGTGACAGACAGGTATACTACTAATGGCTATTGAAAAAAGAGGTTTAGGCACCGAAGACAATCCTGACGTTATGCCAACTGGCAGCGCCATGGAGATCGAGCCGGAAATGACTCGAAACGATGAGATCCGCAATGCAGCAGAGATACTGGTGCGCGAAGAAGAGATTCTTATCGATGACGAGATCGACGAAGAGGTAGAGGAGATAGCAACAGACTTTAACGCCAATTTAGTCGATTTTATTGAAGACAGTGACCTCTCCAAGCTGGCGGGTGATGTCGTAAGCTCTATTAAGGCTGACAAAGAAAGCCGATCCGAATGGGAAAAGACTTATACTGACGGCTTAAAGTATTTAGGGATGAAGTTCGACGACTCCAGAAGCCAGCCCTTTGAAGGCTCTTCTGGCGTTATCCACCCCATCTTGGCTGAGTCAGTGACCCAGTTTCAGGCTCAGGCTTACAAAGAGCTTTTGCCAGCCAAGGGGCCAGTCAAGGCGGAGATTGTTGGGGCCAGAAATCCTGACGTAGAGACTCAAGCGTCTCGGGTTCAGGACTTCATGAATTACTACATTCTCAACGTCATGGAAGAGTATGACCCAGAGCTAGATATGCTTTTGTTCTACCTGCCGCTCGCAGGCAGCGCCTTTAAGAAGGTCTACTTTGACACAGGCATAAGCCGTGCGATGAGCAAGTTTATTCAACCCCAAGACCTCATCGTGCCCTACGAAGCTACTGATCTTTTTAGCGCCGAGCGCGTGACCCACGTTCTAAACATGAGTCGGAATGAAATCAAGAAGCAACAGGTCAACGGGTTTTACGCTGACGTGGAGCTAAAAGGCGGCTCTGTCAACGTATCTAGGAGCGATATTGAGGAGCAGATTGACGAAATCGAGGGCATGGGGCCATCGTACCAAGAGGATCGTGACCACGTCATCTACGAGACCCACACCATATTAGATATCCCCGGATTTGAAGATGTCGGTGAAGACGGCGAGCCTACAGGCTTAAAGCTGCCTTATATCGTCACAATCGACGAGGGATCTCAGAAGGTCTTGTCGATTCGTCGAAACTACGTTGAGACAGACCCTCGCAAGGCTAAGATCAACTTTTTCGTGCAGTACAAATTTTTACCGGGCCTCGGCTTTTATGGCCTAGGCCTAAGCCATATGATTGGTGGTATATCTAAGTCAGCCACATCAATCCTAAGACAGTTAATTGATGCAGGAACCTTGGCTAATCTCCCGGCAGGTTTCAAGGCTCGCGGGATGCGTATTCGTGACGAGGACACCCCGCTACAGCCGGGCGAGTTCCGCGACATCGACACCACAGGCGCGTCATTGCGAGAAAACCTGATACCGCTTCCGATCAAAGAACCCAGTAACGTGCTTATGCAGCTATTAGGGCTGCTTGTAGAGTCTGGCAAGCGGTTTGCAAGCATCGGTGATATGAACGTGGGCGACATGAACCAAGCGATGCCTGTGGGCACTACGGTGGCTCTATTGGAGCGCGGCACCAAGGTTATGTCGGCAATTCATAAGCGACTGCACTACAGCCAGAAGCTTGAGTTTCAATTGCTCGCCAAGGTGTTCGCGGAGTATTTGCCTCCAAATTACCCTTATGTATCAAAGAACGGCCCACAAGAGATTATGGGGCAGGATTTTGATGGTCGGGTTGACGTAATACCTGTATCTGACCCCAACATATTTAGCCAAAGCCAGCGGATCACAATGGCTCAAGAGCTGCTTACCATGGTTCAATCTAACCCTGAAATTCATGGCCCTACAGGCATTTACGAGGCCTACAGGCGAATGTACGCGGCGCTAGGTGTCGATGATATTGACAGCCTTATACAGCCGCCACCACCGCCCCCGCAGCCAATGCCTGTTGATGCGGGTATTGAAAATAGCGGATTCCTGATGGGACAGCCGTCTCAGGCTTTTGAACCTCAAAACCATCAGGCGCACATTGACACGCATAGGTCTTTATTCTTGACAGATGTCGTCAAGCAGAACCCGCCGCTACAGGGTGCGATAATTGGCCACATGATGCAGCACCTCCAGTTTATGGCTGGGCAGATGGTTCAGGGACAGATACCCCCAGAGCTTAACCAGCAGATGCAAGAAATGCAGGCGGCTGCCCAGTCAGGGCAGATTCCTCCTGATCAGTTGCAGCAGCAGCAAAGTCAAATTCAGATGCAGATCGAGAAGATATCTTCTCCCGTCTTGGCGCAATTGACTCAAGAGCTTTTGGAGTCTATTGGGCAGGGCAACGAGACCGATCCTCTGGTTCAAATCAGGCAGCAAGAGTTGATGCTGAAGGAAAAGGCAATCGACTCAGAGAATGAGCAGTTTGAGGCAAAACAACAGCAACGTGCTGAGGAAAAGCTTTTGGAGAATGAAATCGCCAAGCAGCGTATGAATATCCAAAGGGAGGTTGCTGATGATAAGCTAGACGTAGCTATCCGTCGCCTAGATCAACAGGCGGATTTAAAGCTGCTTGACATGCAAAACAAAAACATGGGAGGCCGATAATGCCTGATTTAATATCATCAACAAGCTATGTAAGAAAAAGAATTGAAGAACTGCGTGAAGGAAAAAGACTTGCCCGTGACGTAGAAGCTGCCCTCGAACAAAAAAAAGCCAAGGACGCTGAAGAGAAGAAGCAGAAAAGCGATGCACGGATTGCAGCCAAGATGGCTAGGCTCTCTGGGGTTGAAACTCCCGCAGCAAAAGCCCTTGAGCCTGTAGAGGTCAAGGCCGAGGAGCCTGTAGAGGTTCAAGAAGAGATTGCAGTAGAGGAAGAGCCTGTAATCAAAAAAACTCCAAAGAAAGCTGCGCCGAAGAAACCAATTGAACAAACTGAGGAAGAATGATGAAAGATTTAAGCAGAGTTAAAAAGGTTGACTCGCCAAAGAAGAGCATCAAATCAATACCCACCGACCCAGCTTTGGTTCGTCGGACAATGGGCGGAAAGATAAAAGTCATCAAGGCTCGCGGAGCTGGTGCTGCTACTCGCGGGTTTGACTTTCACGAGAAAGTGTAGTGGATGACATCGATCTGGGTTCTCGCCTAAAACGGGTAATGGGTGACCGGCGAAAACTCATCCAAGAGGTCTTGATGGATGGAATGTTGAAAGATATAGAACATTATAAATCTTTGCAAGGTGAGCTAACTGTTATAAACTTGGTGGAGGAAACAATCAGAGAGTTCTACAAGGAAATCTAAATGACAACTCCAATAACAGACTCGGCTTACGTCTCAAGCGACGAACGAGTTCTTGACCCAACCTTGCTTGAAAAATCCGCCGTCGAAAGAATGCCTAACCCATCAGGGTGGCGCATGTTGGTTCTGCCCTACCAAGGAAAAGCCAAAAGCGAAGGCGGCATCCACCTCCTGAAAGAAACGGTAGACCGAGAGGCTTTAGCCACGGTGGTCGCCTATGTTGTAAAGATGGGGCCGCTCTGCTACGGAGACACTGAAAAGTTTGGAGACAAGCCTTGGTGTGAAGAAAAACAGTGGGTGCTAATCGGTCGTTATGCCGGAGCTAGGTTCAAGCTTGAGGACGGCGGCGAAGTCAGAATAATCAATGACGACGAGGTCATTGGCACAATTATAGACCCAGACGACATAGTGAGTTTCGCATGATAGAAAATCAAAACGCAGAGCAGATGGAAGAGGAGCAAGTCTCTATTGAGGTTACCGAAGATCCGGTAGAGGGATCTGGCGGTGATGGCGATGAGCTTGAAAACTACACCAAGTCGGTTTCTAAAAGGATTAACAAGCTTAACCAGAGGCACCGAGAGGCTGAGCAAAGGGCGCAGCAGCTTGAGCAAATTGCCTTGCAGAAAGAGGCTGAGCTTCAGCAGTATCGCCAGTATTCGATTCAACAATCTAATACTGTTTTGGCTAAGGAAGAGGAGGCTATAAACTCCAAAGAGTCTCAGATCGATGACGTTTACCGCAAGGCGGTTGAAAGCGGAGACGCGGATCTCATCACCAAGGCCTCTAAGCTTCAGAATGATATTGCTATTCAGAAGGAAAAGCTTCGTGTAGCAAAATCTCGACAAAGGGCTGCTCAGGAAGAGTCTTATCAGTCTCAAGGTAACGAGCGGGTAGTTAATCACCAAGAGCAGCAGGTTCAGCAAGAGGTTACGCCAACAGAAGATGCGTTGGAGTGGCACGAAAGAAACCCTTGGTACGCGAACCAAGAGAACGAAGATGACATGAAGGCGACCCAGTACGCCTACTATGTTCACTATAATTTAGCGAACGAAGGCTTCGACGTTGGTTCCGATGAATATTACGAAGAATTGGACAGCCGCGTCGGTACGGTTTATCCTCACACTAAGAGCGCCAGTAATGGCAACTCGAAGACCGTTCAAAGTAGAAGCAGACCCGCTGTGCAAAGAGTCGCTTCAGCTACCCAAGGTGGTGGCCGGTCAAAAACACAAGGCAAAAAGAATGGCGTGAGCTTTTCTAAGTCTGAGCTAGAGCGACTCAGGAGCCTCAAGCCGCATAATATGTCTGAAGAGGCATGGTTGCAGCGAGTGGCAAAAGAGAAGCAAAAAATTGCATCAAGAGAGGCAAGCTAAAATGGCAGAAACAAAAGCAAACGCACGTTCATCCCGTGATTCGCAGTCACACGATAATCAGACTCGCAGGACACCATGGCGACCAGTCAGGTCATTAGAAACTCCCCCAGCACCGGCAGGTTATACCTACAGGTGGATCAGGGAGTCTATGCTGGGACAAGAAGACCGAGCTAATGTCTCGCGTCGAATTCGGGAGGGCTGGGAACTCGTAAGAGGAACCGAATTACCTCCAGAATGGCGTTCTTTACCAACTATGGATAATGGCCGACACGAAGGCGTGGTTTACAACGAAGGGTTGTTATTAGCTAAGATCCCTAACGAAACGATTGAAGAGCGCAGAACCTATTATCGGGCGAAGAGCAGACAAGCTACGGATGCACTGGACAATAATATGTTCAACGAAACCCGTGGTGACAGTCGTTACGTTAAATATGATCCTCAGCGCGATAGCAACGTCACATTTGGACGTAAATAGAGGTATTCAAAATGGCGAATAAAGACGCTGCATTTGGAATGAAGCCGGTCAGAATGATCGGTGGCGCACCTTACACTGGCGGACAGAGTCGATATCGTATTGCTGCGAATTATGGAACATCCATTTTTCAAGGCGATATGGTTGCTCAGGTCACCGGAGGTACGGTGGAAGTACACGCTGACGGAGGCACTGTGCCTATAGTTGGCGTTTTTAACGGTTGCAAGTACACAGACCCCACCAGCGGTGAGCAAGTCTTCAGCAACTACTATCCTGCAAGCACAAACGCTTCAGATCTCATTGCTTTCATCATTGATGATCCCGATGTGGTTTACGAAGTGCAGGCGGACGACACGTTCCCAGTTGCCGATTTATTCGGAAACTTTGACATCGTGTACACGTCAGCAGGAAGCACACAAACTGGTATTTCTGGCGCTGAGCTTGACGTAACCACTGGTGCGACCAACACGAACTTGCCGATCAAAGCGATCGACATTTCGCAAGATCCGAACAACTCGGACACGGGCGCTGCAAACACTAACGTGTTAGTAGTAATTCAAAACTCAATCTTCGGCGTTAAAGGCGCTGGCTTAGCATAAGGAGCTAAATAATGGCTATTTCAAGAGCACAGCTCGCTAAAGAACTGGAGCCGGGGTTAAACTCCTTATTCGGTATGAGCTACGACAGCTACGACCGCCAGTATGAAGAAATCTTTGCTATTGAAGACTCACAGCGAGCCTTCGAGGAAGAGGTTTTGATTACTGGTTTCGGCGGAGCGCCAACTAAAACCGAAGGTCAGGGCGTACAGTTTGACAACGCCTCTGAGTCTTATACGGCCCGGTACACGCATGAGACCGTGGCTTTGGCCTTCAGCCTTACCGACGAGGCCGTGGAAGATAATCTTTATGATAGTTTAGGCAAGCGATACGTGAAGGCTTTGGCCCGATCTATGGCTAACACCAAAGAAGTCAAAGGTGCAGATGTATTGAACAATGCGTTCGATACTGACTACACTGGCGGCGACGGTGTAACATTGATTAACACGGCACACCCCCTAGCGGGTGGCGGCACTGCTGCAAACCGTGCTACCTCAATGGCTGACTTGAACGAAACGTCCTTGGAAGATGCGTTGATTGATATCAGCACATTTACTGATGACAAGGGTCTTACGATCTCTGTTCAAGCATCAAAGCTTGTCGTACCACCTCAGTTGGTTTTTGTTGCTGACCGTATCCTGAACTCAACTTTGCGTTCTGGAACCGCCGACAATGACATCAACGCTGTACGCAACACGGGTGTATTGCCCGGGGGCTATACGGTCAATCATTACCTGACTGACCCTGATGCCTTCTTCTTGCTGACTAGCGTCACTGACGCTGGCGAAGGCCTGAAGATGTTCCAACGTACTGCGATGGAAACCACAATGGAGCCAGACTTCACGACTGGCAACATTCGTTACAAAGCCCGTGAGCGTTACTCTTACGGATGGAGTGACTGGCGTGGAATCTACGGTTCACAAGGCGCTTAATTGTTTCACATGAAACAATGAAAGGAGGGGGCATTAGCCCCCTTTTTTTTCTTTTGATTTATCGATTATCGTCTTAACGGTTTTCCAAGTGATTCCTGAATAAACCCCGATCCGACGAACTGACCAGCCCCTGCTGTGACGGTCTATGACGTTTTCTTCTAGCTCAGACCTTGTGTCAAACCGACCAGTGGTTAATGGCCGGCCCTTCTTGACCGGCTTGGTGAATGGCGCGTGAATCATCCTTGTTCCTTTGTTACTGGGGTGTGTAAACCATTTTCTGGACTGACATTCTTATGCCTTCCCAGCCTGTTTGGGCGATCCTTACTGCCGTTGCTGCTTGGGCGCGGGTAGCCTTTACACCCAACTCATCAGCAGCAAACTCTGCGGCTTCTTGAAAAGCTCGCTTCCAACAGCAACTGAACTCATATGAAGTTAAAGCGGCTTCTGCCATTTGCTGAATTTCCCACTGCGATAGGTATCCTGTTTTCATCACCTTCTCCCTTGGGCGGCTTACGCCGCCTCCTTTGCAATTTCCAACTCAGCTTTTATTTCAATCTCAGACATTTTTTCTTTTGTGAAAAAATTTAAGCGGGCAACCTCAATGCCAAAGTCATCAAATAGCATACGAACCGCTATCCCTTCTTGCAGTTGAAATTGATAATACTTCTTTCCCCAGTCCCTTCCATTGGTATTCATACTGTGACGCTGGCATCCTTGGTACATATCAATCCACTCTAAAATTTTGCTAATTTCGTATGCCGCTTCTTTTGTGATCTTGCTCATCTACTTCTCCCTTGGGCGGCTTACGCCGCCTCGCTTATGTTAAGAGTCTCAAAGCCGCATCCTGCTACCAAGAAGAACTCGCCGTTCATTTCCAAGATGTCACCGACAGAAACGCTGTGCATTCTTGAGTGCTTTTCTACCAGCTCAGGCTTGTGCCAAAGGTTCGTGAGGTGAAAGACCTCGTCCAGATCATCGGCATCTACCGTGGCAACGTGCGAGTAAGCGTGGAACCATTTTGCTGCATCGTAGCTACCGTCTTCGATTTTCCAGCTACAGCCCTTGTCGGCGTAGGCGGTGATCTTTTCTGAAGCCAGCCAACCATCTTTATTCAAAAGAGCTTCGTCGGCTTGCGTTAGGTGAAACTGGTAAACTTTAACTGTCATCATCATTCTCCGTTTGCGTTGTTGATGTCCTTTATTATACTGATCCCGTGTCGATGTGCAACAATGTATACACAAATAAATCGAAATAAATGAACTTTTTTTTACTGCCCAGTTGTCATAGACTGTAGGTCTGAGATAAACCCAGCCCCAGCGACTGACTCAGCAGACGTTTACGAAGACTCTGGGGCGAATCCTTTCGTAAAGAGGTTATACTAATGTCACAAACAACATTCTCCGGCCCAGTACGCTCGCTTGGTGGCTTCATCACCGCAGGCGTAAACAGCAGCATCAGCTTATCAGCAGACACCACGCTTACCGTGGCGGCTCACGCTGGCAAGATTATTTTGCTCAACGACGCAGACGGTAAGTTCACCTTGCCATCTATCGACTCCAGCACCCCCTCTGATCCAACGTCTCCAAACCAAGGCAACAACATTGGCGCGTCTTTCTTTTTCTACATTGAAACCGCAGCCACTGACTTGGACATCCTTACCGATGGCACCGACAAGTTTAAAGGTGCAGCGATGGTTGCTGTCGATGACGGCGCGAAGAAAGCTTTCTTCCCCGCTGCTGATAATGACGTGATGACTTTTAACGGCTCAACCAAAGGCGGTTTGGTCGGCAGCGTCATTCAGGTAACAGCAATTGATACAGCCAGCTACCTTGTACATAACACCTTGCTGCTTGGTTCAGGAACGATTGTTACGCCCTTCGCTGACGCTTAATCCACAAAATAGGAGATAGGCAATGGCAGATGCAGTAACAAGTCAAACCATTCAGGATGGAGAGCGTAAGGCTGTCCTTAAATTCACTAACATTAGTGACGGAACCGGAGAAGCGAATGTAGTCAAGGTTGAT